TTGCGTATCTTTATGGAAAAACTGTAACGCTTCTTTCAACTCACTGGCAGCAAACAAACGCTATAATGCAAAGAAATCGTCGTATTGGAACATCATTAACAGGAATTGCCTCTTTTGCAGACTCAAAAGGCTTGCCAGCATTAAGAGATTGGATGGATGAGGGATATCAAAAGATTCGTCATTATGACAATCAATATTCAGAATGGCTGTGTGTTCGTGAATCTATTCGTGTAACAACAGTAAAGCCCTCTGGTAGCGTTAGCATTTTGTCTGGTGCTACGCCAGGAGTTCATTGGACCCCAGGTGGAAAGTATTTTATGAGAGCAATTCGCTTTAGCAATTCTGACCCAATGCTGCATTTGTTCAGGGCAGCGGGCTATACAATTGAGGATGACCTAGTTTCTCAAAATACATCTGTCGTATATTTTCCAGTTTATTCAGAACATGAAAGAAGCGAAAAAGACGTAACACTGTTTGAAAAGATAGGTTTGGCGGCAACCACTCAAAAATACTGGTCAGACAATGGAGTTAGCGTAACCCTATCTTTTGATAAAGAAAATGAAACAAAACACATTGCTCCAGCACTCCATATGTATGAGGGACAATTAAAGGCTGTATCTTTTCTGCCAATGGGAAATACTGTTTATCCACAACAGCCTTATACTCAAATTACAGAAGAAGAATATAACTCGTATATAGGAAAAATTAAAAACATTGATTTTTCTGCAATCTATGATGGTGTTGATAATCTTGAAGCGCAGGGAGAAAGGTTTTGCACAAATGATTCCTGCTCAATATAGTGAATTAAAAACAAATAGAGAAGGATTTCTGGTAAGCAAAGAATATAGGGAATGCACCAATAGAAAATGCAAAATAATTTTTAAAATAACCAGTAAGACTGTAACGCTTTGTCCACAGTGCAACACAGTCAGAGTAAAATCAACACCAGAAGAAAAGAAAATGTTAAATAGAGCAAAAACAAGGGCGAATAAAAATAACATACCTTTTTCAATTACAGAAAAAGATATTGTTATACCAGAATATTGTCCAATAATGGGGATAAAATTAGAACATCATCGTGGCAAGCCTGGGGCATATAAAAATTCTCCATCGCTAGATCGTATAATTCCAGAAAAGGGATATGTTCCAGGAAATGTTAGGGTTATAAGTCAACTGGCAAATCAGTGTAAAGGAAATGCTACAATAGAAGAGTTGATCCAGTTTTCAAAATGGATAAATGCCAATTTTAAAGAAGAATAACTTCTTTATTTAAGGTCGGATTAGTGGGAGGGTAGGTGTATGAGCCTACCCTCCCTTTGCTATAATTAGTAAGAGGTAAACATGTCAACATCATCAAATCTTTATGCAAATGCTATCTTTTCAGAGCATCCAATAGCAATATATGCATTAGACGATAATGTTAAGTACATCTCTCTTATTTCAGACGCACAAAGATACTTTGGGTCTGGCGGCTGGTCTGCATCAGCAAACAACTCAGCATCTGTATTTTTTAATGATTCTCCTGAAATACCAGAGTTAGCATCTCCATTTGTTGACAACATATATTCTCAAATTTCTGCGTCAAATGTCATTTCTGACGACACAATAATTGAATGGAAAAGCCCAGAACTTTTTTCATTTAATCAATTAAATGAAGATTTGGCTACTTTTTCAATATCTCTTTATCTATATCAAACATCATTCTTTATTAATTGGTATGAGGTTGGGTATACATATTATGACAATGTACTTGAAGAAAATATAGATGTAGTAAATAGAGTTGAGCCACAGGAAGGCGAGTCTTGGATAAATTTTGATTTTTCATTTTTACCAAGTGAGTATGACTCAAATAATGCAAGAATTTTGATAAGGGCAAATGTTAATTCGGGTGGTACAGACGAGGACTATAGGTTTATAGTAAATGGTATTAGCATTGGTCAGTGGTCAGAAACATCTTCTACAGAATCTTTAGGGCAGCAACCAGTTCAGAACCCCCTTGGCCTTGATTCTTTAATAGCATATGAATATGGAATACAAGAAAATTCAGGATACTATATTGCAGAAGATAATAGACTATTAGCAATAAACGAGGGCTTGCCATTGGTTTATGGATCTCAAAACTGTACAAGACTTTATGCTTCAAAAAATAATGATAAGCCTTCTATGATATTCCCTGCGAAAGGATTTCTTAATCCTTTAGGAAAATATAATGAATATACAATAGAGTTTTGGATGAATATAGATCCAAATACTTATGAAACAATAAGAATTTTTGGAAACACAGACACAGACGATGGCATATATGTAAACAATGCATTTTTATCAATAAAGATTGGTAATAATTTTGGATCTTACTCAGTTTCAGAATGGTATAGACCAATGCTTGTTCACTTTGTTTTGTCAATAGACACCGCAAATCTTTTTATTAATGGTGAACAAGTAATATCTATACCGTTTGACAGAAACTCTTATTCTTTTAGTTCTAATCAAGACTGGGTGGGATTTTATTCTCATCAAAATATAGAGGCATTTTCTATTGACTGTGTTTCATTTTATTCATATTCTATTCCATTACAGGTAGCAAAAAGAAGATTCGTTTATGGTCAAGGAACAAGTGCTCCAGAAATAGTTGCTGAATCTTTTGATGGAAAAAGTGCATATGTCAATTATTCAAACGCTAATTATAATGTTAATAAAATATATCCAGACACATCAAATTGGGAGGGTGGATATTCAAATAATTTAAATAAAACAAGATCGTCTATTTCCTTGCCAGAATATCCGTTGCCAGAAATATACATAGGTGGAAGAGATGTTGAGTCTTTGTATGCAGACAATAAAATAGTAAATGATTTACAGGGAGATAAGTTTTTTACTTTTAGACCACACGTTTCCGATGGAAAATTTGTTACAGAAGGAACAAAGTGGACTGAGCCAGGATACATATTTTTTGATTCATTAGGAATAGTTGATTCTTTGTCTGCAATATATGGGGTTTTTTCTACAAAAAAATTAGATCAAGAATCAACACTTGCTCTAATAACAAGATCAGATAATTCTGATACACTTCACATTTATTTAAATAATGGTGTTATTTATTATGACTTTAATGGATCTACATTATATTCAGAAGAAATAGATCAAATATATTATGATGAGTATGCATATGATCTTTATTCACAATATGAGTTTGATTATGAATATAACTATCAAAGCGGATACTATTATAACGAAATTATAGGTTGGGAGTACTCATTTGCTTTTGGTTTAAAGATAAAAGATTTTGTCACTAGTTATGGATACAGTTTAAAAAAGTTTTTTCAATCACCAAATAATCTTCAAGTGTATTTTGGAGGAGATGGAGTAAATACATTTGAAGGAAAAATTCACTGTATTGGGTTTTCAGATTTAACAAATATCAACGAAATTTCAAATAACTTTTTGATCAATGGAGTGATTGATTATTCTGAATACGAAGTCTTAGCAAATCATTTTGCCACATACACTCTTACTCCAATAATAAGATTTAATAGATATTTTCTAGACATATCTGTATCATCATTATGGGAAGAATATTTTCCTCTTTCAATTTTTGCTGGCTATGTGACTAATGCAGAAGGACAAAAATATTATGACATTGACTTTTTGCAGGTAAACTTAGGATACCCATCTATTTATGAAATAGTAGAAAAACTCATAACTAGGTTTAGTTGGTCATATGTAGAACTTTTTTCAGAGTATAACTTTCCATCACAAAGAGGTTATGACATACTAGACAATGAAAACTTAAGTGGGTACGAAACGTATGAAGATCTTACAATTAAAAATGAATTAAAAACTTTTATTAATACAGATAAGTCAAGTCTAAAATCATATATAACGTTTCAACTTTTATCAGAAGGAGCAAACGAACCACTTTCTAGTTTTCCATTTACTAGAGAACCATATGAATCAAAAATTATTGATGCAGACTTAGAAAGTGATCCAGAAAATAGAAAAAGACCATATTTAACTAAATTTGAGTTTGTTGATAAAACAGTTGTTTTTCCTCCAAAATATTTTAATTTTAATGATGTTGCAATAGTATTTCACTTTGTTTTCAAACATGAGGGAATACTAAGTAATCCACTATACGTTAGAGATTTTGAAATAGTTTCTAGGGCATTAGATCATAATACATTTAATGCTATAGGATCAGAAAGTGGATTGCCATTCTATCCATACACAAAGTCGGGGGTTTATTATGAAAGTAAAACAAAAAACCCAATGATAATATCCAAAAAGAGATCTCCTTATTTGTATTTAACAGAAAGTTCTGGATTGAGCCTACTCGGAGATCAAACAACAGATAAAGAGTATGGTATATCAATTCCAATTAATCAAGAAAAAATTTCTGGATATGAAATAAACGCTATCCAACTTTGGATGAAGTATGACAGAAGAACGTTGCCGCTAACAGAATATCCTATATTTGAAGTTCAATCTTTAAATAAAACAATAGAGTTTATCATAAAAGTAGATGCTTCTGGTAAAAGAGGTATGATTACAGCAAGAAATAAATCAAATAGATTCCTAGAAGATGGCGTTGTTTTTTATCAAAACGGTATAAGAGTTAAAAGTCCAATGATACAGTTTAATCAGTGGGATTCTATAGGAGTGTCATTTAAACAAGAGTTGTCCTTTAATGAGTACACTGGATATGTAAACATATTTAGAGGAGCAACATTTAACAACATAACTCATTATAAAACAAGCGGTCTTGGAAAAACCTTGGAAATTATTACAAGACCATGGAGGAGAATTCTTACAGAAGATGAGGTTGATAATTTAACGTGGGCATCATGGTATGTCGGACCAAACACAGAAACTAGAACTAGAACAAACATTGCTTTTAATCCAAGTTTTGAATCAAACACAGATGGATGGTCTGCAAACGGATCTGGAACAACAATAGAAAGAATTTCTTCAGATTCAAGATTTGGAGGATACTCATTGAAGTGTACTACGGGATCTGCAAATAATTCAGGAGTTTTGTTCGCAAATACAAGTGGTCAAAGAATGGAAATTTCTCCAAATACCCAATACACCGCTAGCATATATGTCAGAGTTCCAGAAGGATCGCCAAACAAAACCCTTAGACTAAGGATTAGACAGTATGAGCAGGTTTCTGGTGGTTCTGCCCTCCCTGTTTTGGATCAGACACCAGTAACATTCACTGGGGCAGATGGATGGACAAGACTTTTTTATACGTTTACGTCAAACCCCTCAGCAAACGCACTCGGACTTGAAATAAGTCAAGAAACTGGAAACCAGGTGGGATCTGTTTTTTATGTAGATGCAGTTCTTGTTGAGGATACATCATCTTTGTTCCCACAACTTAATAGATATTTTGATGGAGGGGTTGCAGCACCAGGAACATTTTTTGAGTCCTTAGTTTGGAACGGAACAGAAAATAACTCAACAACAACTGGAACATACTACGTTCCATCAGAAAATAATATTAGACAATGGGTAAATCTATATGCAATAAGTGAAGATGTGTCTTTTGCTCTAACACCAGCAGACATTTATAAAGCATTTGTAGGAACAAATGGATTCGTTATAGATGATAACTCCTCACTGATCATTGATGCAGATGAAATGAATCTATATAATGACCTAAGATGGTCCAGATATAGCGATACACCAGCATAATCTGCTATAATTATGACCATGAGCAACACTAAAAAGGCAAAAGTTGGTAAATCAAAGGCCACATGGATACCAAAAGGATATGAGTGGGGACTCTACTTCTGGAGACTTCCAAATGGACACTTATTTCATGACGGTCAGGGAAACTTGTTAAACATCCCTTCAATGAAAAACGATATTTCAAAAATATCAGAACTTAGAAAGGCTGCCGCACACTATGGTCAGCCAGAAGGAGAGCCCTGGTTCTATCCTGGAATTAAAAGGGCAACTGATGAGCAGCATTCAGAACAAGTACAAAGACTTAAAGAAGGATATATTCCAAGCCTAGATGATTTAGGTGCTATTCATGCAGCACAACAAGGTATTAAAAAGTATGGGAATCAAGAATAATGTCTTACGAAAATATATATGCATTTGAAGATGAACCACTACAAAAAATTAATGAGTTTAAAGACTTAGATCCATTTGCAAAGTCTTGGGAAGATTTAAAATCTTTTGATGGAATTGATACAAACTTTAGACGTAGAACAACTCGTAATGAAAATAAAATTGATAAAGTTTACGATGTTCCAAGAAATAATCAGGGAGAAATTTCTTCAGCATACGCTCAAGCCGCTGGCGTAAGACCAATAGGTCAAGAAGATACTGGATCAAAACAAATCAATCCTGGTGAGGTATGGAGAAATGGCTATGGAATTTTTGATGTTATTACTCCACCATACAATCTTTATGAATTAGCAAATTTTTATGACACAAACTTTGCAAATCACGCAGCAGTAGATGCCAAGGTACAAAATATGGTGGGCCTTGGATATATGTTTGAAATAACTAATCCAGTAAAACTTAGGCTTGAAGACGAGGAAGATGAAGGAAAGTCAAATAGAGCAAGAAAAAGAATTGAAAGATTAAAGATTCAAGCAAGAGAATGGCTAGAAAGCCTAAATGATGAAGACAGTTTTATTAACATCATGGAAAAGATTATGACAGATGTTGAATCAACTGGTAATGGATATATGGAGATTGGAAGAAAGGTTAATGGAGAAATAGGGTATATCGGTCACATTCCATCAACAACAATGCGTGTTCGTAGAATTCGTGATGGATTTATTCAAATTATTGGTGGTAAGGTTGTATATTTTAGAAACTTTGGTGCGACAAATCCAAATCCAATAGGAAACGACCCTCGTCCAAATGAAGTAATTCATTTTAAGTCATATTCTCCACTAAACACATTCTACGGTGTTCCAGATATTATTTCAGCATACACAGCACTTCAGGGTGATCAAATGGCTGCACAATACAACATTGATTACTTTGAAAATAAGGCTGTTCCTCGTTATATTGTTGTTACAAAAGGTGCAACACTAAGTGGGGAGTCACAAGACAGATTATTTAGATTTTTGCAAACAGGTCTTAAAGGGCAAAATCATAGAACCCTTTATGTTCCCCTACCATCTGATCAAGATGGAAATAGTCCAGATTTTGAAATGCATCCTGTAGAAAATGGTGTTCAGGAGGCATCATTTGAAAAATACAGAGTAAGAAATCGTGACGATATTCTCATGGCGCACCAAGTTCCATTGTCAAAATTAGGAAATACATCTGGATCTCTTGCTGCGGCATTGTCTAATGACAGAACATTCAAAGAGCAGGTAGCCAGACCAGCACAAAGACATTTAGAAAAAATAGTTGGAAAAATAATTTCTGAATTTACTGATATTGTTGAACTAAAGTTTAATGAACTTACTCTTACAGATGAAGTTGCACAATCACAGATTCTTGAAAGATATGTTAAAAATCAAATTATGCTTCCAAATGAAGCACGAGCAAAAATTGATCTCCCACAAATACCAAGCGGAGAAGAGCCACTTGTTCTTGGAGCAAGGCAGGCAGCAGATGCAAGAGCAAATACTATGCAAAATCGTGAAAGAGATGCAGAAAGAACAAACAATGCATCAGATAGCGTAGCAACTACAACAGGCAGAAATCCTCAGGGCGAGGGTAGAAGAACTGCATAGTAACAATTTGATAAAAAGTACAAAAACGTTTGGTATAATTAGGATAGTATGAATATTTCTAAGGCTCATTGGTCTAGTGAGGGCAATGGCATAAAACTTTCAATGCCAATTGCTAAGGTAGACGTAGAGAGAAGAATTGTATCTGGTTTTGCCACACTTGATAATGTGGATCGCCAAGGAGATATTGTTCCATCGGAAGCATCTCTAAAGGCATTTAAAACATTTCGTGGCAATCTAAGAGAGATGCACCAACAAATTGCTGTTGGCAAAGTTGTTTCTTTCAAAGAAGATAAGTATTTTGATCCAGAAACAAAAAAGTTTTATAATGGTGTTTTTGTTTCTGCATATGTTTCAAAGGGTGCTCAAGACACATGGGAAAAGGTTCTTGACGGCACTCTTACTGGATTTTCTATTGGTGGAAACATAATGGATTCAGAAGATGTTTATAACGAAGACATGGATAAGTCAATTCGTGTAATCAAGGATTATGAATTGTACGAACTTTCTCTTGTTGATAATCCAGCAAATCAATACGCAAATGTTATCAGCATTGAAAAAAATAACGATGGTGGTTATCTTGCTAAGGCATCAATAGAAAATGTTTTTTGGTGCAGCAGTGATGATCTTGTTCAACTTTCTGCCAATGCCTCTTCCGACTGCCCACGTTGTGACAAAGGTATGCAAAACATAGGCTTTGTTGAGTCCAATGATGCAGAAAAGGCAGATGTAGTCAAGACAATTCTATCAAGAATGAAAAATGATGAAAAGGAGGTAAGCAAGATGGCAGAAGAAAATATTGAGACTTCAGAAACAGAAATCGTTGAAACTGTTGAAGAAGTAGAAAAAACAGTAGACGCTCCTGTTGAGGACGAGACTGTTGCCAAGGCAGATGAGGAAACAACTTCTGAAGAAGCAGAAGAAGTAGTAGAGTCAGTAGAAGTCGTTGAAGAAACTGAAAAATCAGTTGAAACAAACAATGAAGACGTTGTTAAGACTATTGCTGAAACTGTAACTTCAGCCATAGAAACTCTTGCTGAGACCATGAAGGCTTTAAATGAAAAAGTGGAAGGCCTTCATAAGACAATCGCTGGTGTATCCCAAGAGGTTGCTGGCGTTAGCCAAGAGGTCAAAGAAGTTAAGAGTTCATATGAAGAGTTTGGAAAGCGTGTAGACGCAGTGGAAAATGATACCGCTTTCCGTAAGTCTGGCGATCTCGGAGAGATCGTTCAGGAAGAGCCCGTAAGGGTTCAAAAATCTCTATGGGGCGGTCGTTTCCTCAACAAGTCCGACCTATTTAAATAAAGAATACAGGAGGTGAAAGTAAATGTCAGAAGAAATTTTAAAGAACCAGCCATCAGACTCAGGTGAGTACGGTGATCCCAATCCAGGTCTATACCAGGGTCAGGGCGCAGTAGCCGCTGGTGGTATCGGAGGTGTATCAGATCCCGCTGCTGGTGTATTGGGCAACATCCCAAACGCTAACTACGGTGTTACATCAGGTCCAAACGCTGTAAATCCTACAGGAACTCTAAGTGGTCTTCTCAACCCTGAGCAGGCTAACCGATTCATCGATTATGTATGGGACGCTACCGTTCTTGCTAACGATGGTCGTAGAGTTACAATGCGTGCAAACACAATGGAAATCGAAAAGGTTAACGTTGGAGAGCGTGTTATCCGTGCTGCTGCTCAAGCACTAGGCACATATGATAATGCTGGAGCAACCTTCACCAAGGTAGAACTTACTACAACAAAGATTCGCCTTGACTGGGAAGTTTCAACAGAGTCTCTTGAAGATAACATCGAGGGTGGTGCATTGGAAGATCATCTAGTTCGCTTGATGACAAATGCATTTGCTAACGATATTGAGGTCTTGCTATCAATGGTGATGGCGGTGCTGACCCATTCCTCGGAATCTGGGACGGCTTCGTACACCAGGTTACTTCTGGAAATGCTGCTCATGAGGCAGTAGTTTCTGTTTCCAACAACGCTTGGACACCAGAGGTAATGCAGCAGATCATCTACGCAATGCCACGCAAGTACCGCGCAGTTAAGAGCAATCTTAAGTTCTACGCAGGTACTGATGCATTCGCAGGTATCGTTGCTAACAATGGAACACTCGCTGATGCTATTGCAGCAGCATTTGATCCTCGCATTGCTGGCACAGAGCGCAACCGTCAGGCATACCTTGATGGTGCAGGCCAGACATTGGGCAACGCTAACGTAACTCGCGTTCTCGGTATCGATGTTCTTGAGGTTCCCTACTAC